GCACCCGAGCCTTCTCTTTTCCTTATCCATGATCCGACCTCCAAACCTAAAAGAAGGGGATACCGTTAGCACCTGGTCAGCCCCGGCAGCGCCAACGATACCCCCATCGGTTAAGCCCTTACGACTTGGCGAAGCTCTTGACGATCTTCCGCAAGATGAAAGGACTGATGACGATAACAAGTGCAATCGCCATAAACGGAGCGAGGCCAGTAACCAAGCTCTGCAGCGACGTAGCGAAGGTCGCGCCAGCGTTCACGTAACCGCTGTTGTCCGGTGTCGGGAGCGTTGGAGTATCCGCCATCGCAGACACACCGAGCGTCAGACACATAAGCCCGAGCATAAGCCCGCTCAATCTACTCATTCGCATTGGTCAGCCCTCCTTAGGCTGGTTGGGCGCTAAGGCCCGGAAACGCGGCTAGTTGCCGCTTGTCCGGACGGCGGAAAAGAGTACCGCCCGGAACACCCGTAAACATCCCGCAGTCGTAACTGCCGGGACGATCAAAGCAAAGAAGATGGCCTCGCCGGTATTGCAGCTTGCCATCCAAGAGCTGAGGTAATCGGAAGCCGTCATGAGGTCCCCCGTCAGTCCGCGTACCGCGTCAGGAGCTTCGCCACATACCCGATGATGCCCTCAGCGATGGTGATCGCGCCCACGGTGTACCAGAAGAACCAGGTCATCTGTCTTTACCCCCGAGCGCGATAAGGTACACCAGGACGGCCAGGAGCAGGAACTCGATGCACTCCAGAGCCGAGAAGCAACGAGTCAGCATCTTGCCGAGCGCGTCGAGCGCCTGAAGCATTTGATCGGCCTGTGCGCTGCTCACGCCGCTTTACTTTCCTTTCCGCCCTGCTCCACGGTAGGCTTGTAAAGGTCCTCAACCATACGGATTAGGTCCTGTACGTTCTCGTCATGACGCCTAACCGCCACGAACGGCCCTGCATCTCGCCCGGTGGCTACGTAACTACGACGGTCGTATGAGCGAATGTCGGCGACGATCCAAAGCTTAGTAAACTCGGGGAACTCGTCAGTGGGTAGTTCAACGTTCTGCCCGCCCACACGAGCAGCAGTCGAGCACTTGACCTCCCCGGTCTTTGTGTCGGTGTAATGGCGCGGTTTGTCAACCGTTGTCGCCTCGTAGATACCTATCAATGGTCAGCCCTCCACGGCCTGGTAACGAAAAAACCCCTCGTATCTCACGCAGGGCTGACCGGCGGTGCGTGAGATTACGAAGGGCTTAAGATTGTACCCTGCGGTGGCTGCCGAGCTTAACGGTCGTAAGCTAGGCTCGGAAGCCCCTACAGGTAGGTTTCGCACGTGTGCCGGTCAGCAACGGTAGTATATTACCCGACCGGCAAACTTTTCCTCCCCCTAACGGCAGATTTTAGGCCGCTAATTTTTGCTGGATAATGGGCAGCTCACCCCGCAGCCGTTGCGGCGCCGCCAGCCCAGGCACGAACCGTATGGGCGCCACGTCCAACAGATGGCGCATATCCGTACCATGAATCGCGCAGCCCGCCTCTGCCATCAGCTTGCGATGACGATAGAACGTCGCCCGTGACATGTCCGACCTGCTCTCAGTTTCTCCCTGGCTCGCCAGTAACACCCAGGACGCATAGATCCCCCGCGCGCGCCTCTTCCCGTAGACTTCCTGCAGACGGGCGCGCACCTCCCGCGCAGTGTGTACTGTATCCATGTCGCTCTTAGCCTCTCGTATAACCCTGCCCACTTCCGCAAAGTGGACGGAACTCAGATAATCGAACGGTACCTCACTAACCAGAGGAACCCCCCCGAAGTCCGCTTTGAACTTCCGGGACTTACATTCTACCTCCCAACGGCAGACCCTCCAAGCCGTGGCTGAAACCTGCGCCCACTCTTCCGAACTAAACGCCTGGCGAAGCCTCGGCCCATCATTGTGAACCAATTCCGGTCCCTTGTGATATGCCTTTATCGTGCTCACAGAACCCGGAGCGTAAAAAGATTGGTCACCGTACCGGACCACCTTCTGATCCCGTCTAGGGTAACGCGCCTGGTTCAACGCCATAATGTACGCTTTAACCTGGTCAGCCCCGCCGAGGTCGTAAACCTCCGCCCAGTCAGCCCGGTGTACCCGCCATTCCGCCCCGTCCGGGAGAGGAACCCCGAGACGGCCCGCAACGTCAGACACAAACCACCTGGCAGCCGGTAGAAGCTGCTCAGGTCCCCCGTATACGTTGTGGCCCGCTAGTGCCTTGTGTACCGACCCTTCGATACTCACAAAGGCCCGCAGCCCCTCCGTATCGTTAGTGGTTTTCCGACCTGGCTCCTTAACGTCATAGACGACACGAACCGTCACAGATGTTTCCCACGAGCCTCTAGGGTGTGCCGTGGTAAGTTGCCACTCTAGGACCTCTCCAGGCAGCACCTTCTGTATCCGTTCGCTTGCGCGTTCAATCTCGAGACCAGTTTCCACCGCCAGCCCCGGCGACATGATTTTAAGGGTGTCTATCGCCATCGGTTACGCTCATTTGTCTCATTCGTGAGACTCTCGTCACGTGTTACTAACACGTGACGACCTCCGGTTTCGCTTCCAGCGGGGGGAGGCTTCGCTTCGCTCCGCTCCAATTGGAAGGGAACAAAGGATAGTCCGTTGAAGAGTTTCGTTAGCGCGATCGGCAGCGGCCAGGTACTAACGATTTGCACGGTTCGCCGCCTTTCGTACAAAGTTCTTCACCCGGCTGCTGCCACCGAACAGACGCGTTATCCCTAGACCGCCGCCCTCTATGTTCGGTTGCACCGCTCGGCCCCGCGCCCGAGCTACCAGATGAGACTGTACCGGCAAGGCTACCGCGCCATCAAAGATAATCAGCCGCCCGCACTGATTACACTGACCGCGCCAGCCCTCAATCCCATCTGTTACCCCAAAGTACGCGCTATGAACGCCCTTATGCGAACAATCAATCTGCTGCTGTACAGCCCGCTGCGCCTCTTCGATTGCGTCCTGCTTGCGCTTGTTATCAGCCCACCTGTGCCAGCGCTCCGCGCCCGTCATCGCAACCCCGCCAATAGGTCTTCTTCCCATGTCAGCCCCCTTTTTCGTTAGTGGTGCCGGCGACCAGCTCCAACTAACGTTATACCCCATGCCGGCGTTTTTCGTTAGTCAGCAGCGCCGGCGGCCGCGCCTAACGTTTTAGCAGCCCGCGCCTGTGCCCTCCGATCAGCCTGGACAATGATGTCCTGCACGATCTGTTCGGCCCGCGCCTTATCGTTACGCATATGCACCAAATCTGGTGAGTACCCTTCCAACCATGGATTGTCGAAATCGCACCGCAAGGACACATCCTCCCACGTCAGGCCCCAGTACGCCAGCCAGCGCCGCCGCGAGACTTCGTACTGCAACGCATCAAGCACAACTCGGCCCCCCACGACGCCATAACCCACCCGTTCCATGTCTGCGCTCACGGAGCACGCCTCAGGAGTTAAACGTCTGACGTTCCCGCCCTTCTGCCATATGCTCTCGGAGAGTCGCAACTTACGGTCAGCCTCCGCCCGTTCGCGTGCGATCCGCTCGCTTCGCTTCGCGGCGACACGCGAAACGGGGCGGAGGTTGGACGCACCGCTGCCGACCGTGCCGCCCCGCCCACCAATACGGGCGAAGGTATCGTACTGCCGCCACAGGCCCGAAGTCATACATACGAGTACGTGACCCAGGGACGCGTTTTTTCTATCGGCGTGGGGATCGAGTTTCTTGATGACGATGAACCGACCTATACGGCGGCAGCGCCGATACTCGCTGCAGTTTTCGCGGAGTATGGTGTCAAGCCGGTTTTCGTGCTGCGCTGTCATGGTAAGGTCGAGTCCCTCCTTTCGCACCTGGGCGAATGCCGCAATATCCTGCTTTGTCCTTCCCTGCCAGTCTCTAGACCCGAACACCACCCCGGCTTCATCTAAGAGCACGAGACCGCTTGAGAGCGTAGAGAACTCCTCAGCGGCCTCACAGTAAACGTACTCGGGACAGTGGAAGCCCGCCATGTTCGAATAAACCGCCCTGGGCGACTTCCTGAACAGCTTCAGAGCATGGTCCACCATCGCCACAGTCTTACCGGAGCCTGGCGGCCCGACGTACGCTATTATCAT